TCTTGCTTTTCGTTTAAGGTATCCATCTATTTGAGTAACCACACTATAAAGTAGTAAGTTACCCATGAAGATAACATACCTATTATAGCCAGCATAGCAATAGTATCCTCTATCTCTTGTTCATTTACAAACGCACTGATTCTTTTTAGGAGCGATCCTTTTATCATCTTTTTTCTGTCGTTGTTTTTTACCATTAGTTAAGATATCTCCATAATAAGGTTGATTAAACCTGGGTGAATTATAGTAGACAGAAGACACAAGAGAGTCTGCTGTTCCTTTATGTAAGACAATCTTCATATCAATGCTTTTGTTCTGGAATAACTTCTCACAGTCCTGAGCCATAGCAAGCAGCTCACCAGTAGTCCAGAAGTGTTCACCATCTGACTCTACCTTCATGTACTTAGGTCTACCATCTGCAAGACGCTCATGTTCCATGTCTTTAGTCATGTTCCCTACGGTACAGTCGAACCCATACATATGGAAAACTCTAAACCCAAGCACATGGAACATACCTATTGCTCTCATAGCTGCACAAGTACCACCTGTAACAAAGGTCGTATCCTCTGGTAAGCTGAGACCCTCATCTAAGTTAATCTCTCCCTTCCTAGTCTTCTCAGTAAGAGAGATTACAGCCTCAGAGAACGCATGCCACCCTTTGATCTTAACCTTCTTCTTCTGAAGATGTAAGGTGACAGAGGGATCAGTCATAGAGGCGACTAGGAATAAGGTTTCCTTATCCACCTTCTTAAACAGATCCTTACGTACAATACCGTGTGTACTAGTACCCTCTATAGGGCGAGGGTCTAAGATCACACAGGCATAAGGCTGTATGTCATGAGCTAAGAGCATAGGATAGCTGTGCTTTACACACACCACCTTATGTCCTGTCTCATCTACATGCTTCTTTAACTCATCCCAGTCAATAAAGGGTCCACCTGATACAACAATAACCTCTTCGTTGTTCAAGCCACACTCTTGAATGGAACCCCAGTCTTTGATTATCTTCAGGTTCTGGTTAATGTTATCAATGATATACTCTTTAGGTACACAGTCCTTAGGTGTAATGGTGATAGGAACCTTAGTCAGATGCTCAGGGATGGGGGGCTGTTTAGGATCGTTCATTACAACTGCTATATGAACAGTACCTCCACCATGTATATTATCTTGGGAAGGAAGAACCATAAGCCTACGCTCATCCTCTTCTTTAGTCTCCCCTAGCTTCTTAATTAAACGATTAACACCTAAGATATCCTCAGGGTGAGGTTTACCTTCAGGACTGTTAGCGTAGTAGTCATCTAGAACTACAATAGGACAATCACTAAAAGCTTTCCAATCATTTAAGACAGTCTCTTCACTGTGTCCACCATCTATGAAGGCAAAGTGAGGCTGCATGGGAGAGTACTTCTCTAACGTGAAGTTAGTATCTCCTTTAACAAGCTTCCAATCAAAGATCTTATCTTTAGGTAGAGAATCAGAGTACTCTTGTAGTCTTTTTTGTACTACTTCAAAGGAGTTATGAGCCTTAACATTATATTCTTGTGTATCTGTCTCATCAGTAGCCTCTTCAAAGAGATCAAACCCATAGTAGAAGACTCTATCTACGTTCTTAAAGGCAGCATCAGCCATCTGAATAGCTCGTCCACCATTCCATGTACCTGTCTCAGCTATAGTGTAGCTATGATATTCGTCTTGTTTGTAAGGATACACAGCAGCATAGTGTTCTACCAGATCAGTAAGCTGCTTGTACCTAGGTAGGTTAACATCAGCAGACGTTTCTCCCTCATTCAGGTGATCCTTTCTCCCTCCCTTGTGGTGGGTGAAGTACTGGTTGAGAGGAGACTGTTCAAAAGCTGTTAACCCCTTACACGTAGGAGATAAATCATGAACCTTAGCTCCATGTGCTATGTATATTTTAAGTAGACGGGTAAAGATGAACGCATCAGTCCACTCCCTATACGCCACTACCTCATCTATCTCGTAGCAACCAAGCAAGTCAGCAAGGAGGTATCCAGGAGTATCATACCGCATATTGAAAGCAAGGAAACCTGTCTCACTATAGTCAATATCAGTACGTCCTAGATGCATGATCTCAACTGAAGGGTTGGGTACTATCTCAGCCAGAAAAGTAGAAGCAGAGAACGACTGGCGTGTAGTAGAGTCTGCATCCAACCACACTAACCAGCCGCCATCTATCTCCGTGTCCGCTATATTCATAGCAGCATCCGTTAAAGCGTAGACCTTATGACAGAAACGGATAGCATCTAGCCGGTAGTTATACGGTGATGCTCCTCCTTCAGTACCGTCGTGTACTGCCATACGCTCAACGAATGCATTATAACCACCTACCTCATGGAGATCACGATACTCAATGATATCCGACTTAGGAAGTTTAGTGAGGTGTTCACTGGGGAAGTGATCAGTGTATACAATTAACTTTAGATCCTCCTTCCAGTGCTTAATGACGGAGTTAAGCATCTGCTCTCCGTACTTAAGGAAACCATCGTAATTGAATGAGGTTACAAATCTTACGGACATTCTTTGTTAAACTCCTTCTTTAAAGCTCGCCACTCATCGGCATACTTATTATCTATAGCCCTGTCACCTGTCCAAAAGTCAAAGATAGGTCCACCTGTAGTGAAGTGAACGTTACTAGCTGCTAGCTCTGGAGAGGAATGACCATCAAGCCAATTCCATTTCTCATCTATATCACCAGTGTCTTTAACTTGCATCCACTGTATGCTGTGCAACCATAGACCATCCTTAGTGGATACGTCTGCGTGTGTCAGGTTATGCAAAGCTTTAGTGTGGTCTACATCAAAGTTGAATAGCATGAAGCTAGACCAGTTCTTTCTAAAGTACTTGAACTGTTGAATGTTATCCATCTTAACAGTAGCGTTTGGTACGTGGGAATGTTTCACACAATGAAACGGTTTCTCATGGTACGTATCAAATAACTCTGTGATATCAGAGCGTAAGTACATGTCACAATCCATGAACAAAGCTCTACCAGAGTACTGCTGTAGTGCAGGTACAAGGAAGCGAGAGAAAGAGAACTGAGTACTTAAAGGTTTACCATCAAACCTGTCGTACCTCTGTCCGTGTTCATCCATGTACATCTCTCTGAAGTATAAACCTGCTCTACGTAGTCCGTCTTGCTCTAACGGTACTATATTATAACAGTCCTTTGTATTCTTTTCAATAGAATACTTTAATATCTTAGCATATTCATCCTCTCTTGGGTCATACCCAATGTAAATTGTAGGTAACTTATTGATAGTCATGTTAGTTGTTTACTCCTTAGGTTGAGTAAAGGCTAACATGAGCCTACAAACTACACAAGGACTTTTACAAACTTCCTCCACTCTTTACTAGCTTATCAAAGAGAAGATCTTCTATTCGATACAGAAGTTCAAGCTCTGCAATAGCATCTTCTATCAGACCATCAGGAGGAAGTACGTTATACTTTTGATCTTCTGCTTCGTATTCTTTTAGACGGTCTAATAAAGTATCTTCACGTTCAAGCATCTTGTCTGTGGTCATCGGAACTTCGGTCCTCTCATCCAGAAGGCAAGAGAAATCTTCTCACCTGTATGTATCTTAGTACTACGATGGAACATGAACGAAGGGAAGACAGCTATACTGCCTATACTTCTCATCGTCTTTAACGTAGTGAACCTACTACCTTCTTGAGGATGTACCCACTTCTGTATCTGAAAGTCACCACCTCTGTAGTTATCATCAAGGGTAAGAACAAGGGTCAGCTTACGACTAGTATCCTCTGTTTCGTAATCTCTACCTACATCTGAATGCCAATCATAGAACTGACCCTTGCCGTAGAATGAAACTTGGGGGATTTCAAATGAATCCACCTCGAAGTTCCACCCTGCCTCTTGGTTAGCTTTAGCTCCATAGATCGTGAGCACTTCATTAAGCTCAGGACTATTTAACCATGCTATCCTATTGTTTCTTATACCCTCTACACGCTCAGACTCTCCTCCCTCGACAGTAACTGATGCTTCCGATTGAACAGACTCTCTAGCTACATCCAACAACCCTTTACAAAACGTCTTAGGTAGGTCTTCGTTTGCATTCCAATACGTTAACACTAAGTCAGCTCCTTTTTGAATCTATACCCTATCCTTGTTATCTCCTTTGACAGATCAACAGGGCTATTACCTAGGAATATACCGTTATCATGTAGCTTATTAGCTTGCTCAAGTGTGCCTGATATCTCATTCACTAGACCCATAACAGGCTGTCTGGTAAAGTTACCTGTACAAATAGGTCTGTACTCCACACCTTCTTCATCTAGTATCTTAGTAGCTTTGTTCTTTAATGCTAAGGTGTTGAATACTATGCCAAATCCAAACCATGAAGATCTTCCTGAGGGTAGTGTTTTCTGAATAGAACCGTACTCAGCTGATCCAAAGTGCGAGACAAAGTCAACTCCATTCTGCTTTCTTTTGGAGAGCATAGCATCGTGCTTCTTTAGCTGCTCTAGCCCTATAGCACCGTTCAGTTCTCCCGGCCTTACGTTGTATCCTTTAGTGATAAACTCAAACGGATTACCAGTATCAAAGCTAGTGCCTCGTGTCCAACCATGAGAGCGTAGACTAAGCAGAAGATTATACTCTCTCTTATTCTGACAGACTACTATACCCCCTTCCATTGTCTGTATATGGTGGCTGAAGAATGTACTAAAGGTTCCTAAGTCTCCAAGTGTACCACAGTAGTCTCCACTATAGGACGCACCTAAAGATTCACAGTTATCCTCAAAGAGGAGTAGAGCTAGATCATCACACACTCCACGCAAGCTAGTGAAATCACAAGGATTACCTAGTAAGTTAATAGCTAATACAGCTGTAATGTCTGGGTCATACTCTGCAGCTTTACGTACTTGTTCTACGTCTATGTTCCATGTCTGCTTATCTACGTCTACGAATACAAGATCAATACCGTACTGTATGAACGGAAAGTAAGAGGTACTCCACCCTACTGCGGGTACTATAATCTTGTTACCTCTCTCTAACCTACCAGTTTCTACAGCTAGAGCTACCATAAGAAGATTAGCACTACCTCCACTGTTAACCATCACAGCATACGGTACCCTCATCTTCTTAGCGAAAGCTTTCTCAAACTCCAACACCTTAGGTCCAGCTGTGAACCTACCGGAATCTATAACTTCCTTCATAGCTTCTTGTTCTTTACCATCCCATGTATCATAAGCTAAAGACCACGAACTACTCATTGTCACTGCTTCCTCCGTATTTAAAAGCTTCAGGGTTGTATGAATCGTTGCGTAACATGTCAGACATAAGCCTCTTGAAGGTGTACTCTCTCTTCCAGTTCAAGTTATACGCTGCTCTAGAAGAATCACCACATAGGTAACCTACCTCTGAGGGTCTGTAGAACGCAGGGTTAACTTTAACTACCCTAGTCCTTTGGTTAGGTCCGGTAAGGATAGTGCCTATCTCATCCTTCCCTTCACCAGACCATTCAATATCTTTGTTAAGCTCTACTCTAAAGCACAGCTCAACCATCTCTCTAATAGTGTGCGTTATTCCAGTAGCTAAGACATAATCAGTAGGGTAATCTTGTTGTAACATCAACCACATACCTTTAACGTAATCTCTGGCATGCCCCCAATCTCTTACTGCATCCAAGTTACCTAGCTCAAGAGGTGGAGAGTTCTCAGTGTAGCTACCTACATACTTGGTAACCTTACGGGTAACAAACTCCTCTCCTCTACGAGGACTCTCATGGTTGAACAGGATACCGTTACATCCAAACAGACCATAAGACCTACGATAGTTATCCACATACCAGAAGGCTGACTGCTTTGATATACCATAGGGAGACACAGGATCAAAGGGTGTGTCTTCATCCTGAGACCTAGTGAATACATGCCCATACAGCTCACTAGTAGAGGCTTGATAGAACTTAGTGGTAGTCAGCATACCGTTGATGCGTAATGCTTCCAAGAGAACCAGTACACCTACGCTGTTAATTAAGGTAGTCTCTACTGGACTCTCAAAGGAAGACAGAACATGAGACTGAGCAGCTAGGTTGTACACCTCATCAGGGTGTGTCTCCTTGATAACGTTGTACAAAGAAGCATGGTCTAACATGTTACCTTGATGTAGCTTAAGGTTCTTGTTAGCTATAAGGTGTTGTATGTTGCCTAAGTTAGTAGTGCTACACCTACGTACTAAGCCATGAACCTCGTAGTCCTTACTCAGCAGAAGCTCTGCCAAGTAAGAACCATCCTGTCCCGTTACGCCTGTGATTAAGGCTTTCTTCTTATTCATACGCCGCATGCCCCACCGTGATTTGTTATCTCACATATATCGTGCGTCTCAATACCTTCTTCAAACTCTTCTC